GGCTATACTCCAACCAATCCATTGTTTATCAACATCTCCGCCGCTTAGAAAGAAAGCAGCACACATTGCTAATACAAAACCTAGCCATCGCCATCCGTCTATCTTATGATAGTATCTTATTTTCATAGTCTTCCTAGTTTAATTAAAACTGCTGCCAGATTAATTTCTGGATCTACAACCAGTGCGTGATCCACTAACCCTTGCTTGATGATTAATACAGCAGTGTCTTGTTTTTCTTCTTGTCCAAAAATTTCTAAGTTATCATACAACCAACGATATACTTCTTCCATCTCTTCTGCTTTTAGTTTGCCACATAGCATCTTACGAGCTTCACTAATCTTACCTGCCTTGAATAGTTCAACCATGTCAAACTTCCAGTCAGCAGCACCCTCATCTCCTTTACTTGGAGCCTGTAGTTTATTATCACTAACGTTTTGTTGCACCATGTTAATGCATTTACGTAAATCAGGATATGTTGCTTTTACATACAGGTCAAGTGTTTCTAATTCAATCTCTATGTTTTCTTCAACAAGAATAGTTGCTACACGGGCTGTAAATTCAGTTTGATCAATACGTTCAATATGATATCCTTGGCACCTGCTGTGTAGTGCTGGAATAATTCTATTAGGATAGTTACAGGTTAAAATAAACCTTGCTGTGTTATGATACTCTTCCATTACTCCACGCAGTGCTGCTTGTGCATTAGGTGATAGATAGTCTGCCTCATCAAGTAGCACAACCTTAAACGGACCAAACGGAATCATTTGTACAAAATTTGTAATCTTATCTCGCACTGCATCTACTGAGTTTGTACGACTAGCATTAATTTCTAGTACATCATAGTCCGGAATCTCCAATTCGTTAATGAGAATCTTTGCCATTGTGGTCTTACCAATGCCTGCAGCCCCACTGAATAGTAAATGCGGAATAGATTGATCCTTAATCCATCCTTGTGCCTGCTTGCGTTGATGCTCATCACGGAACACGTATCCGTCAAGTGACTTTGGACGATATTTTTCTACCCACAACTCTTTCATTAGATTCTCACCTTATTTGAGTTTTCTGAAGCAATACCCATTAGTATCATACATACGTATAATATAGGCCATGCCCAGCCTGTTAAATGTCCCATGATATGCAAAACCATTAATGCAATACCTGCACCGCCCATGGTTGTGATACCTGTTTTTTGTAAACCTTCTGGTAGTTTCATTTTTTATCCTTTATCCGTTTTCTCAAACCGCTCGTGCTGAATGAGTGTTGTCTACTATTATAGTGTATTTCTATACCTTTGTCAACACATAATTGTTTGCCTGTAAAGTCTTTGGACTTATATTCCTCACCAATAAAACGTTTACTGATATCATAAGTTAGCAAAATATCCTGTAAATCCTGTTCTGTAGCATAAGGAATAATTTCGTCAATATACTTACAACCTTCCAATTGAACGTATCGTTCGAATACACTTTGGATTGGTTGATTTTTTTCGGGTCGATCAATTGTTGGATCTGTTTGCAATCCTACTATCATATAGTCGCAGTTACCTCTTGCTTCTTTCAGCATGGCAACATGCCCACTATGGAAAAGATCAAATGAAGATGCTGTGAATCCTTTGATCATACGCCTGTTCCTCCAGGAGGTACTAAGTCAGGTGTAATACAATGTAGTGCTATGTATCCTGGATACAGATTGTTTGCTGTGGCAATGCCTTGCTCACAGTTTGCGAACTCGCCTACCTTAACAATGTCCCACGGCTGATATGCCATAGTCATCCAAATATATACTACAAATATCTTCATACAGTTCTACCTCCGTCAAATACGCATACAAAATAAAGTTCTTCATTGTCTGCGTGTACACGATGAAAGACACCATCTTCAATCAACACAGTGTCGCCAGCAGTTACCAGAAAAGTTTTGTCATCAAGTTCCATTGTTCCGTGCCCTTCTAGGAACATATAAACTTCTTCCTGTCCTTCGTGCTTATGTCCGCTTGTGCTTTTGTGTGGATTGAGTCTTGTGCTACTCACAACTAAATTGTTTAGAGTAGTATTGTCTTTAACGATATAACGATCATCGTTTTTTACAACTGTTCCTTCTATACTAGAACTTTTAAATTTCATATTCTTTCCCATACATTATCTGCTGTAAATCTAAAACTACCTTTCCAATCCCAATATGTAACACGCTCTGGTTCAATTATACTTAAAAATAATTTATCATCGGAACCTACATATAAATGATAGACTTTTCCTACAACAGGAATAAAGTTATATTTTGCATTATATACTAATTCAGTATCTTCTGCAAGAGAAACCAATTTAAAATATTGCCGTTTTAGATCTTCAAACCGTGTCTCTAAATGATGTGTAGCATTTACTCCACGTTCGTTCTTATGTGCTAAGACGTTAGGAATGGTAAATGCAGGAGCACCTACATTACTTGGATAAGGTAGCGAATGCGGATTATCTGCTACATTGTCTGGCTTCTTAGAGATCTCCGTCCTTCCTATTTTCTGAATAGTGAACATCAAACTCTCCGCCTGGGTAACGTGCTTTTAGTTTGTTTACGTTTTCAGCAACTACCTCGTTTGGATCCAAGCCCAAACTACGGCAACTGTTAATCCAATACCACATAATATCGCCAAGTTCTCGTTTAGCGTGAAATACAGTTTCATCGTCCATAGGTTTACCTTGGAAGATACATTTTTTAACAATTTCTGCAAATTCGCCTCCTTCTGATGCCATACCAATTGCACCTGTTAATAGCAATGCTACATTGACATCGGGGTTGTTTACCTCAATGTCTTTTACTCTGTAGAACATTTCTGATAGTTGATTACTTTCTTTCGATGTGACTTTTTCTACAAAGTCCTTATATTTGTTTAGATCTACGTTCAATGTATTACTCCTTTAGTCTAATATGTTATTATTATATACTATCTGTTTACTGTTGTCAAGTTTTATGGTAAATATTTTTACAACAATCGTTGTTAAAAGGAGAATCCCATGATTAAAAATCTTAGTTTAAACCTAGAAGTAGGACAAGAAATCCTTGTCGGTCAAAATAATCAAAAAGCTCGTATAACCAAAATCGAGTTTCATCCTAAGACAGGGGAGGTATCTATTAACACAACAAGAGGCCCAAGAAAGGCCCTTACATTTAGATTGTGTCCTGAACCCGAATATAGTTATTAATTATTGTGCGCCGAATGCGCCAGCGTCAAACGTTGCAGTAGCACCGTCGCTGTATTCTTGACCAAAGTACGCTAAGTTTGAAGGGGCTTCATCCTGCCATGCTAGGATGGATTCAACTTCGACCTTCTGTAAATCAATCTTTTCACCCTTCTCATTCTCAATTTCAATTTTTCTAGTCCAACGACCATGTTCAATAAGAACCCAATCACCTACTTCGTATGGGTCATTATTCTCAGAACCTTTTGCATAAACCTTTGCCCATCTTGGTTTAACTCCATGTGCCTTGGCATCATCTGATTGTATAATAATTCCGCCAGCAGTTTTAGTTTCACCAAAATGCATATCAGTTACTAATACATCACCACGAATGGCTCTTACTTCGCCTTTAATCATTTTTTATACCTTTCTTATTGTTTATTGCCTCGGCTTACAATTTCTTCTTTAATTGCTCTTGGATTAGCCTTATAGTAATCCTGAAGAACTTGCTCTCTTGTTCTAACAATCTTTCCGCCCTCGCCTAGTTCATCACCGCGAGCATTAACTTTCATATTGCCAACTGCTGGTAAAGTTTCGTTTTTAAGGTTTAATTTTTCCATATCAACTTCTTTACCTCTCATACTTCTGTGTGTTTTACCCATTGTTTTCTCCTTTAAAGAATTCGTTTAGTGGTATATCGTATTTAATAGAATCTATCTTGTGGACCCCCAATAAATGGAGAACATAACTTGCTACACTAGATCCTCTGCCTACACCCCAAACGATACTATGTTTTCTTAGTATATCTACTATATATTTCATTTGTTTTAATAACATTAATAGATTACGTTGTTCGTACTCTGCTAATTCTATATTAACTCTGTCAATTTCTTGCTGTGTTTTACACATATCTAGCACATATTTTTTGATATCCATTTCCTTATAACTGTTTGGCATGAACCAGTTATTTGGATTTATTTCTTTTTTAGGAGTTGGATAGTCTAGAAATTCTTTTTCGACTTGTTTTACATAGTTATCTATGTTTTCTGAATGTGTACAATGCTCTAGAATGTCAGGACCATGCCTTAGTATTCCAGTAACAAGTTCTTCAGTAGTATTAGTATTAGTCCACATTAATTAGTTGATCCAAATCCGTATCATTTTGTTCATATTTTGCTGTGATTGCTCTACGAGTAATCTCATCTCTATATATTGTAACAAATGTTTGGAGTTGTGTCAACAGTTGATTATTACCTAAACGTGCTGCTGTGTAGTATTTTTTGTTCAATTCGGACAATTTATTGTTTAAATCTGTATCACTTACTTCCGAAAGGTCCTCTTCTAAAGGATGGAACATTATGAATATTTTCCTAGATAACGCATAAAGATTACTTCTGAACTGTGTCTCCATACTTCGATGAACACAGGATCAGTTGCACTTTCAATTGTTACTGTTGCTGGAAATAAAGGATCTTTTTTAATAACAGTTCCGCCGCTAGTTGTAAATGACAGCGTGTAAGAAGCACCTGTACTGTATAACTCAAGAGTCACTTTACCCATACCAATTGGAGTCACTTCAGATGAAAATACCGGATCGCCTGGAAAGTTCAAGAAGTCTACGGATATGCTTGCGCCAATATTATAAATTTGGTAGTTACCATTTTCATAATCAATAGTAGTTGGTGTGGCACTAACAGTTCCACCGTTAAACTTTTGAGTCCTATTATTCTGTAATACTGCTCTTTGAATCTTTTTTAGTTCAAAGTCATTGTCGAGATTTAATTTAGCAGTATCTGATTGGAGGTTAGTGATCTCTTCTTTGGAGTTTCTTAGACTAGTTTTGATAGTATCAAAGTTATCTCTAAATACTTGTGTATCATTATCTTGCCCTGCTACAGGGAAATTCTCATTAATGCTCAAATAGTTAATATTGCTAGCCACGTGTTAATCTCCAATTATACTTTTTGTATGTATTATTATTTATCATATATTAAATTCTCTTAGTAGATGTTGAATTTGTATGATTTGTTACGTTATTTTGAGGAAAACTAAGATATTTGTCTTGAATTTCGCCATCAATAATATCAACTATGAAACGATCTGCAACAAAATCAATGTTTTTAAAGTTGAAACCGTTACTTTTAATCTTGGCCATTATAGATGCTGACCTGCCAGGTTTTATATAACAAAGGACTAGTGCCTTGGTAAAGCCTAACTCGAATGTTCCTGAGTCCTGAATACTGCGCATCCAAAGGGGTAAAAATTCTCTGTCTCTTTCGCCGATTGCTTTAATCCTATTCCTCATGTTTTTAACAGAGTTAGGAAATACACGTTGGACATCGCTGTCACTAGCAAAAGGAATGTCACTATCAACCTTGATACTATCATAACTAACAAGAACTTTACTATTAATATTATCTGGCAATTCTATAGTATTGCTAATACTCTTACCGTTCTTTTCAAGGTCGTCAATAATGTCAACATATATAACTTCATAAATTTCTTTGTTAGTTGTTAAGTCTCTTGCTTTAGCAGTTTTAACATCTCCAAATGTAAATCTTTTGCGATAATGATTTCTACTCATTGCTTGTACAAATTCTTCTGCTGAGCGACTTTCGATTCCTGCAAATAATAGAGTTTTGATTTCAGATTGTACTCCGTAATTAGGATCTCCATATCTATAAAGATCATCCGGAGAAAAAACAGTTGAATCTGTAATAAAGTTAAACCATGTTAATCTTTTTTCTTTACTTTGAAATGCTTTTGCATATACGTTGCTAAAAGTTTTTTCTCTTTCTGAAGTTACACGTATTTGGAAGTTTCTATCCGACTCTGCAAAATTTGCGCCGTCAATTGCTGTAACTGTAAATTTAAAAATTTTATCGTAACTAGTGTTATTACCATCAAAAAAAGTATTATAAGAGAACGACCCTGTACTATCAACAAGACTTGAATCTCTATCAAAAAATCTAGTTAGTCCATCTTGATCAGAGTCTGCAAATTGTATTACTTTTCCTTGTATTAAGCCGTTCGATAAAAATGTTAATCCGGGCGGAAGCTCGCCTGATTTAAGTTTGTAAGAAATTCTGCCTCCGTATAAAAGACTTTTAGCCTCAACATATAGTTGGCTTGGCTCGTTCGGTTTAATTGTTCCTCTATCACTTTGAGAAATCCATTCAATTGCACTTTCAATTTCACCGACAAGATCTATATTAAATGTTTTATCAGTTGTTCCAACACCTAAGTTCCAGTATACTGATTCTCTAGAAGGTATTTCACCGGTGTTTGTTTGTGTACAGACATAAATTAATCCGTCGTATCTAACTGCTTGGTTGACTTCGTATACAGTTGTTGAATTCCAATCGCCTACGAGAGTGTAATTTTCTTGTGCCAATGAAGTAGGAAAGTTCACAGCCTTAAGTGTAAATTTATAATTATTAGTTACCGCGGCCTGGTAAGGTACTTTACCTGATAAAACACCACTAGTTGTATCTAATACCAATCCCGGTGGTATTGTACTTGCAGTTCCGTCATCGTTGGTTGAAACATAAAAGTAAGTAATAGTTCCAGACAGAGTCGGGGGATCATACACTTCTAAATTAATTGTTATGAAGTTATTAGCTCTCCATCTTCCTAAATACGAATCTGTAATCCAAATTGGAACTCTATCGCTAGTGTTATCTGCTTGGAATAAATTTGTGCTAACTTCTACTAGTGTATTATCTGCTTTTAAAAATTCTTCCGATACTACATAAATTTTAAAAATTCTGTTAACGGCATTTAACCCGTCTGTAACTGCTACTCCGAATGTATAAATTCTGCTAATCTTTTTAGGTATACGACTAGTTTCAGCGTAATCAAAAGTATTATTATCGTAGAAGAAACTATCAAACCCCAATGATGTATTTTGTGCTATATCTAGAGGAACAGTATCAAATGAATGGGTATCGTATGCGCCTGTTACTGTGTCGTTGTAATCAACAGCAGGGATTGGTTGAGTAAATCCTGAAATTTTTCCTGTCTTTGATAATTTTAATCCTGGAGGTAATTTACCGCTATTAGGAACAACATAATATTCTAATACATCTCCAGCAACTACATCGGTATCAGTTGCTTCTAGTTGGAAATCAACTTGGGCATCATCAAGAACAAAATATGCCTCGCCTATACCCACGTTTAAAAAACTTTCAGGAGTTATCCATTCTGGAAAGTCACTTCCGTCAACTGCTAGTTTAAATGTCCTATCGCCGCATCCAGTACCTGTGCCGTCATCTGCTCTTACAACAAATCGTGTTTCAGTATACTTGGTAACCTCAGCCGGAGTTCCTTTAATAGTATTTCCTTGTAGTAGTAGTCCTTGAGGTAGTTTACCTGAAATAATTTTGTATGTAATTGAATTTCCAAGACTAGACGTGGCTTCTAACGGAATACTAACCGTAATTCGTTCTTCCAATATGCCAAGGTTGCCTGCTGGGGTAATCCAATTTAACGCCATTCATTTTCTCTCTTATAGTTCGCCACAATCTAAATCTAAATCAGAGTCATAAGCAAGAGTTCCAAAATCTATATTAGATGCTGTTAATGCTAGTTGTATGGCATGCATCTGTTGCGCTTGTTGACCTATAAATCCAAAGTCATATGTTAACAAGTAATCTGTAACTGGAATAATTGTTTTGAATTTTACACTACTTCCCGTTGCTGTAACTTCAATATCCTTTATCCCGGTTTGAGATTCAGGAGCAGCAGTTCCTTGCATGGTAATACTTTGATATGTATCAGATAAAATAGTTCCGCTATCAGTATCTATTTTTTCAAACGGAACACTTCTTGTATTTGAAACAACAATAGTATCGGAAATGTTTTGTACTTGTATTCCGTTGCCGCCTCTTACAGAATTAAATCTTAAATCTGAGCCGGTTTTATCTTTAAAAATAGACTCGCCGTTACCGACACTTACTAAATTAAGTGTTAGTTCGTCATTTAAATCAGCAAAGTTAGTGTTAACTTTTTCAAACGCGGTTCTTAGATCATCACCAGTTCCGTCATTTACTAAGTTACCTATATTAATTGTTTGTATGTTTGCCATTTCGCTTCCTATATCTATATTTAGTGGAGATCTGCCCACCCTGCTGCACTGTCATTATTTGCATCAGCAGCATAACCTTGAAATTTTCCTGTTGTTGTATTGTAAACCATCATACCAAAAACTGGTGTGAGTGCATCTATTTCAGCCTGCGTAAGTTGTGGAGGCCCAATATATAGTTCATCAAAGTTTGTGTTAATCTTGTTAAACGCTGTGCGTAGGTTATCACCCGTTCTGTCGTT